CCCCCGTGAGGGGGCGCTGGCGCAATAGCGCGCCCTGATACTTCAGGACTTGCACCGTGTTGGGGTTTAACACCTGCTCTGTAGGGGTGCTACTTCCTACATGGTGGTTAGTTTAAATTAGGTTCGGGAAGGGTAGATTGGAGCTGCCGTCGCCGAGCCAGCGGCATCGGGTAGGCAACACTGAGATCTAAGAACTCAGGCCACTCCCATTGAGAGTACCTGGACCTAGTAGACTGGAGGAGTCAGCTCAAGCTGTCGCGAGACTGTGTCTCGAGAGGCAACTCGTACTGAACTCCCTAGAGATAGGGGGAGAAGTTTTGCCTGTGGATTTCGGTCCATATGGAGAGTGAACCTCATTTCTCACAGAAGCCCTCGACAGGGTGCCTGCGGCCCGGCTGTTGCCGTAATCGCGCAGTCGGAAACCGAAGGGGCTGAGACCAAATTCTAGTCATCATAAATTAATAATCAAAAAAATGAATTTTCAATTACCAACTTCGTATTTGACTCGTCTTTGGTCTGTGAAAGCCTGGCAATCGGGTCTAAAATCCCGGTCGTGGCTATTAGGACGCCTGAATAGGTTAGTCTTTTTAGTCGTAGGGAAGACGACGGCTTCTTACGCTGGGGGAGTATATGTATTTGTATGCTTCTGTGGCAAGGTGACTAAGTCTCAAGGGTTGAGAGGTTTACAATTGTATCTTAAGGCTTGCTTCGCATTACTTCAAAATGCGATTGCAGGCCGTAAGTTACATGGTAGAGATTTTGGAGTAGCGGTGAGCGTAACCCGGACCGGATTCCCAAGGGTGATCCCTTTGGAGCATCGTCGTTACATTCGGGAAGGCCGAAAGTCCTTCGCTCGGATGTGGCTGACGTTCTTTGGCCTCTATAGGATTATTGAGGTCAAAGCCAAAGTTAATGTGGATGCGTTGGTGGCACCATGGGACGGGTGCCCCAACGTGAGGCAGGAGTGGGTAGAGTGGCTTCCGGACTTCAAACGGCTCCTATTGAAGAGGAGTCGCCTGGCCCGTGACTGGCTATGTGTCAGTGATGGTCCAGATAGAGGTTACCTTCGGAAGGCTCCGATTACTCCTGTTTTCCGCCCACTGATGTCTTCTGGCCCCAACTCGGTACAGTCTGTCCCGAGTATGGCCACTGTTTTTCAGGATGCAGTCGCATTGTGTAGTCAACCTTTTAAAGAGGTTTTCTACGCTTACTGTGAGGCGATACGCGCCGGGAGTGTTTTTGCCCGGATCGTTCGTAACACAGCGATGCGGCCGCGTGATGAACTGCAGTGGAGGGGAGAGTCCTCAGGGGAAGGATATGGCAGCATCGGCCGCCTATCGTTCAAGTATGAACCCGGGAAGGTACGTATCTTCGCCATAGTAGATTTCTGGACCCAGACTGTGTTGCGGGGGCTCCATGAGGTACTGTTTGCCCTCCTGGAGTCACTTAATGTGGGGGATGAGAGAATCGATGGGACTTATGATCAGACCGCTGCTTTTGACTATTGTCGAAGCCGCGGCCGGGTCTTTTGGTCTTTCGATCTCTCATCCGCTACGGACCGCTTCCCAGTATGGGCCCAGAGTCTGCTATTGAATGAGCTTTTTGGAGGTGAGTTGGGATCTCGGTGGGAAGAGCTGATGTGTGGGCGTGATTTTCATGTCCCATGCATTAGGCCAGGGCGGGCAGTGGGGAAGTATTCCTCACTTTTGACCCAAGATTACCATGTAGTCTTGGGGTCCGTCCCGGTGAAGCGGCTAAGATATGCCGTCGGCCAGCCCATGGGGGCTCACTCATCTTGGGGAGCTTTCTCCATTACTCACCACGCCTTGGTACAGTGGGCTGCAAATCGTTGCGGACACATAGAGTGGTTTAAGGAGTATGTACTTTTAGGAGACGACGTGGTTATTTTTAACCAGGCCGTTGCCTACGAGTACCGACGACTAGTCAAGCGGTTGGGGGTAGCAATATCCCCAACCAAGTCGTTAATTCAGGCAAAGGGTGTGTTTGAATTTGCGAAGAAGCTCGCTCGAACAGGGGATGATTGGTCACCTCTTTCCTTTAAGGAATTCGCGGTCTCAAATAAAAGTTTGAGTATCGCGATTGAGATGGTCAATCATTGCTCGGCTGGAGTGGAACTTCGCCTAGCTAGTGTGTTGCGGGCTTTTGGGTTCGGCTTCCGATCTACTGCATTACTGTCAAAGGACGTGATGCAGTTGAAAGGTAGACGACTCCGAAGGTACATAGTGAGCCTCCTTCACCCGACTTGCGTCCTAGGACGGAAGCATTGGGACTCCTGGTTGGGCATCACGACGCCTGGAGAGTTTTCTCCAGTGGGGGATGATGTTCGATCCGATGTAGCTCAGTATATCCGGGACTATTTTGAGGACCGGGTTACGAAGGCTTTAATACCTTTCGTCCCACTAATGGAGCGAGTTG